GCCATCCTCAAAGTATGCTTTGCAACGGATAGTAGCCATGACGACGGCATAATAGGTCAGGAACTCCGGCGTGTAGTAAGTCACCGGCTTTACGTTAGGCTGCCATGTGAGGAAATTTTGCGTGAGGAAGGATTCCGCGTCTCCATCGAAATGATCAACGCCGGCACGGATGACTGTGAAGGAAAAAGACTTTGTCTCGCCGCCACCTGTCTCTGTGACGGTGACGGAGAAAGACTTCGCGATACCGCTTTGCTGATAAGGGCTTGACACATCCTGTAGCTTGAACGTAAGCAGCGGGAGGATGATGTTTTTCAAGTCCACCTCTATGCGACCGGTCTCACTTGGCGCATAGACATGCTTTACGATGGCGTTCCCGCCACTGTCGGAAAGCACGAATGAAACTTCATTGTCAGCCATGATGATGACGTGGTTCATGCTGCCCACGAGGCTGAGTGAATGGGGTTGTAAGAGAATGTTCATTTTCTTTAAACTTTACGCAAATTTAACAAGATTCCATACCCTGGTAAAGGACATGTTAACGATGCCCGCCGCCGAATCCATCAGAAGTGTTTCCGCTGTTTTCACCGTTCTCCGGAGTGGAATCTGCAGATACTGCAGTCAGCCAGCAAGTGGTCTTGGTATATTTCCATTTTGAGTGGCGGAACATCGTTGCATGCCTGGTCTGCTCTGCAGTATATGAGACTTGCTTGCCATATTCCTTTCCCACCCATTCTGCAGTTGGCGTGGGAGGATAGACGATGGTAAAAGTGCGGTCTTTGTCGGCTCCGCTGTTGTTGTACTCATCTTTCGATACTTCCGTCTCCAGTATTTTCCCTACCCATCGATATCCTGCAGTCATCTGTGGCAGCATGTCGTTAATATGCCTTGCCTCCGTCACTGGCTCGGTCAGGGCGATTGTCAGCATCTCGCTCTCGATAGGCTCGTCCTTTCCGCCAAGGGAAAATTTGAGCTTGTTGAAGAAGAAAGCCACGCCACGAACCACGACCTTCGCGTATGCCGCAAGATTCTGCTTTTGCGACTGCGATAGCAGCAGCTTCATCTTCACCTGTTGCAGGGCATTGCGGTAGAGCGTGTCGCAGTCGCGCCAGAATTTCTCGAAGATGCCATCCTCGCCATAATAATAAAGCGCATAGTCGAAGATGCGGGGCTTGGCAGCATCCTGCAGGTCGTAGGCGGATATGGTCCCAGCCGGTTTCGAGTCCGACATGTATGCGAAAGCAAGCATTGGAACTGACTTGCTGCTGTCTTCCTCCGTTTCCTGCTGGTCATCGCCTGTCATGGCCAGCTTGGAGTTGAGCGTCGTGTAATCGCCGGCATAGAGCCATTGTCCCATGGTATAGTCATATCCGCTCCCATCGATTTCCCCGTGGTAGAGCAACGTGCGGAATTCCGGCATGCAGTCTGGCACTTCTACCTTCTGCTCGTCAGTGTCCTCGCCGGTGTTGTAGGTCATCGATGGCTCTGCGATCTTCGTCTTCGTCTCGTAGTTTCCTGAGAATCCCGTCTTGTAGAAAGCTCCGGTATAGCAGTCAAGATAGGCACCCGGGTTGTTGCTCAACAGGCTCTTGATATCGTCATAGCTGTCCTCTGCGTCTGTAGACAAGGTGTTTTTCGATGAGAGAACGACACGTTTGAAGTCCTTTGACGACTTGTATTGGATGACAGGCTCTGCAGTAAGGTTCCGGGTGAGGTCGGCAACAGGCTTGCTTGCCACGATATCACGCAAGAAGATGATATCGGCGGTCATCGACCCCTCGTCGGAAGAGAACTCACAGCAGAACTTCTTCCGGAATACGGCAAGAAAGTCAGATACGGTAACGTCCGGCACGAGGTCGGCCACCTTCAGCTGCCCGTTTGCAAGCACGTCTATCACGTTGTTGATAAGTACCATGTTGTTGAACGGCTCCGTCTTCGTGAAGAAATTATCCTTCAGTGTATAGCCAAAGTACTTGAAGATTTTCTTCAGTACATAGTTGGTGCGTACGAAGGGCGAGATATAGTATCCTGCCGCCAGCGAGATGGCTATCTCGTTGACATACTCCACCCGTTCCTGGGCATTGTAGAAGTCGCATCCATCCTCCGCGCTGTCAGGCAGGAATAGCGTCACGTCCTCATGAGGTGGTGGCGCGCTACCGAAAGTACCCCACCCAGATTCAGATCTGAGGAACATGCGCTGCGTTACCTGCTTGCCAAAGGCATTCATGATCTTGTAGTTGTAGCCCGTGTCGATGCCGCTGTCATCGGTAAGCAGCACAGGGAAGATGGCAAAACGCTCATCGGTACCAGTGCGCAAGCCCTTGCAAAAAGCAATAGCGTTCTTAACCCTTGCGGGGATATCGCTGCCGGGGAATGTGATGATATCATCGGCAAAGATATCCCTCAGCTTGATGTTCTGTATCCTTGCGTAAAACGACCCGTCGTTGATATAGAACGTGGTGCTGATGTTGCCTTTGCGCTGCGCCGACAGCACGAATTGATAGCACTGTGCGAAATACTCCCCGTCCTGGATGCTTGCCTTGGTCCTGACCATCTTGTCTGTCCTACCAAAGATATCCGGATAGCCGAGCAATCGCCGGTTACGGTCAGAGGCAGGCAGGTCCAACGGTATGGACTGCTCGCCGTAATCATTGAAAAACGGGTTGGTGCGTTCGATTTCCATCTTCGCGCCATCGGAGAGCTGGTAAGCTTCTCCCTTTTCGAGGTTGGTTATTCTCATAGTTTACTGCCTATCCTGCGTGCCTGGTCACGCATTTTCTGTTTTGCGTCGAATTCGTCAAGGGCGACATACGCAGGTATTCCGTTATTCCGAAGGTCGGAAAGTACGGCGTAGAGCTTCTCTGCAAGCTGCGATCGGTCGGCCGTGTTTGAGGGCGCAGTAACCATGGTCGGCTGTGCCACTGTGGCACTGCCGCCGCTGGCGAGCCCGCGCACCTGACGCTGCATGAGGTATTTCCTCATGTCAAGGGTGGATATCTGACCAGCGCGTTGCGCCCTGTCGATGATGTCGATGAGCGGTGCCACGGTGGGATTGTCGAGCGCGGCGTTGCTTGCCACCCATTCCTTGCTCCTTCCCGCAGGTCCTTCCCCCACAATGACGGTGGGACGGTCGATATACCCTCGCTTGCTTGGGTCGTAGCTGGCATGGAAACGCTTGCCGTCCTGCTCGCGCTCCACGTCGATGCTGCCACCGCTCTCCAGTCCAGTGGCTACGCGGGCTCCGGAGGTCGTGGAAGAGGATGAGGAACCGTTGAGCGTCATACGCTTCACTTTCTGCCTTTCCGCATTGGCAGCCGCGAGCTGCGCGGCACCCGTCACGCCCATGAGGGCTGCTGCGACGGGTCCGGCGATAGGACCGAGCTGTTCAAGTGCCTCCATGATCGCTCCTGCGGTGCTGGCGATAATCTCTGAAGCCTTGATGGCGAAGTTGACATCAGCGTATTTCTTCTGGATTTTCAGTTTCTCATTCGCCTTCTTGTTCTCAATGTCGGTGGTATCTTTCCCGGCTTGTCGTGCTGCCTCTATCTCGGCATCGTACTTCGCGTCGACGTTTGCCATCTCAGCGTCCTGCAGGGCAGATACCGCGCCGCCAAAGAGTTGCTGGTAACGGTCGAACTCTTCCTTCCAGTGGTCGAACTTGATTTGCTTGACCCTCTCCTCGTATTCTTCATGTGAGATGATTCCTTGGGCAAGTGCGGCTTTCAGCTGTGCCAGCTGCCGTTGATACTCGCTTTGCCGCTCTACGCCAAGCTGTATCCGCTGCTGCTTGCGCTTTTCCGCATATTCATTCTCTTTGTTGCTGACAGCCTGCTCGTACTGCTCATGCGTAAGCAATCCCTTGTCATAGTCCTCTTTGATGGCTTCGAGATCCCGTGCCTGTTGCTCGGAATCAGAGACCAGTCCGTATTTCTCTCGCGCCTGCAGCTGTTCCTGCGCTTTTTGGTCGGCATACTTCTTGATGATATTCGCCTTTGCCTGCTCGTAGGCTGCGGTCACAGCCAAAATGTCCTCCCCGTGAGCCTTGGCATAGTCCAAGGATGCCTTATAGTAAGCTTCGAGAGATTCCAATTGCATATTGTAATCAGCCTCCTGCTTTTGCTCGGGAGTCAAGCCCATTTCCTGGAGCTTTTCCATGGCATCATAATATTGCTTCATTGCATCAAGATTTTTCTCCTCGAATTTTCGACGGGCGTTCTCCTCGTTTGATTGTTGGTCTACCAGTATTTTTTTTGCACTATTGGCATCCTTTATCTTCAGGTTCCTGGCTTTTTCAGTGTAACTCTGCTCAATTTGATAGACTTTTGCCGCATTGGCCATTTCCAAGGAAAGAACCTGTTGGTTATATTCCTCCTGAGTCATCTTACGCTGGATAAGATTTTGTTTCAAAGCCTCCTGAGCCTGATCGTAGAGCTTTTGCTGCTGTTCGAGTTCCTCGTTCCGGGCGTTACTGAATTCCTCCTTTTGCTCCTTGCCTACGGTGTCGGCTGCAGATCCTTTCTTATGCGTGGTGTTATTGATAAATGTAGGATTTAGGATAGCCTGACCGCTGCCCCCGTTTTTCTTGACGATAGCCCAGAGACGCTCGTTCTGTGCTGAATAAGCATCGACCAGGGCTTTATCACTACGAACAAGCTCTCCTTTCTTCTCGAGAAAAGCTTGGTTTGCTCTAATGTTGTCTTTGGCTGCTACGGCATCCCACTTGTAGTCCATCTTTGTTCTGTCAAGCAGGCGAGGGTCATCATCGCGATGAACATCATTATAACGGACGTATCCGTCCTCGTCCATGTGCATTTTGTCGAAGTCCATGCCGTACTTTGACCTCGAATTACGGCGCACTGCACTTATTTTACGGTTAGAGTCATCGATACGGTCTTGCGCGTCAAGGATCTTTCGGTTATTCTCTTTGATTTTCTCGTAAGCCGCTTCTGCCATAGCTGCTTGCCGGAGTTTGCCGATATAGGTATTGATGATTTTTGTGTTTTGGGCAAAAAGCTTGCCTTCGCCATCAATGGACGCATGGTAGCCAGGTACAAGTTTCTGCAAGTCCTGAATAGCTGCCTTACGTTTTGAGTATGCTTGGCTGGCATCGTTAATGGTATTCCTGAGAGACTTTATCTTGGTGATACGGTCAGAAATAGAATCGTTGGCACTCTTCTTCAGGTCATTGTTTTGCGCCTTGATATCCTCCGTCAACTTTTTGTGCAGTTTCATGAAGTCAATCGTTGACTGGCTTGTCTCCTTGTTGCGCTTGAGCAAGGTGTAGAGTGCAATGCTTATGCCGATGATCGCAGAGGCAGCGGCTACATACACATTAGCCTTACAAGTGTTGTTGAACAGTCTCATGGCGGCTGCTGCCCTGGTCGCATTCTTGTGGCTGTTGAGCATGGCGATGGCAAGAAGACGAAATCCTTTTACAGTGGTGGTTACCGTCGCCCATCCTGCTGTGGCGACCTTTGCAAGGGCAGTGGTCTTTATCCAGTTGCGGAACTGCAGGTTCAGCGCAGTCATTGCAACTGTAAAGCCGGTGGTTGCCACGGAGACGGCAAGTAAAACCTTGCGGTGAGACAAGAGATATGCCGTCAGTTGCAGGATGCTTACTTTGACTGTCCCCGTAACGTCTTCCCATGCTTCCTTGTATGGGAGTACCGCTTGGCCAAGAGCGAGCTGCGCATTCTGTAAGTCGGTTGTTTTCTTCAGGGCACGATCCGCTGCAGAGACATAGTTGCCTCCGGCTTCCTTCAGCTGGTTATCCACGATAGATGCCACTGCTTTCATGAAGTCTCCAGTCTCAGCTACCTTTTCGTCAATCTCAGATGCAGAGATTCCGAGGTTGTCAAGAATAAGCTTGCTCTTGCGGCCAAGGCCCGTGACGATGGAGTTGGTCATGTAGTCCACAGACTGCCCGGTCTGCTGTGCCTTCAGTTGCGCGAATGCCAGGTACTTGCCTAAGTCCTCCAACGGTATACGGAAGTCCTTAGCCTGCACGGCAGCTTTCATCAGTTCCATGTCGTTGACGGTTCCCTTGGTGGACTTGCGCAGGTTTTCAAGGATTTTTTGATGCTGGTCGAGTTGGTTGAAGGCATGAGAAATGCCGTCGACCTGCTCAGCCATCTCTACGCCCTCAGAGACGAATTCGAACATCCTGTCCTTTAATTCCTTCATCTTGCTGCCAGCAAGCTCGGCCATCTTCACAAAGCCAGTGCCGAAAATGTAGTTCCTTACATCATCACCTTTTAAGGTTTCCTTGTAAGACTTGGCATCGCTCTTCAGCTCGGTCATCCGCTCCTTTACTGCCTTCAACCTCTCCTCAAGCTTGGTGTATTCTTCGGGGTGCAAAGACTTGACGGTGTTGTCAAGTTCCTTTTGCAATTGCTTGGCTTGCTTTTTAAGCTGGCTCATTGTAAAGTAATTTACCTTCAGCTTGCTGGTTTGCTCACCAATTTTTGCCGTCAAGTCACGGATTTTATTCCCAGTGTCCTTGTACTCTTTCTGCAAGGCTTTATAACCGCTCGTGTTTTTCTTGCCTTGGGCTTCGAGCTGAATCATCTGGTTCAGCCTTTGTTTGTTCTCAGACCGTAGTCTCGAGCTTTCCTTCTCGAGCTTGTGAATTTCCTGTTGTGCCTTGCTTGACTCAACATCGACGATAAACTGAAGTTCGTCCTGGGATATGTGTTTGCCGTTTGCCATAAAAAACGTGTCGCTATATTTGTAGATGCAAATATAGCGACACGCAATGGCTTAGAAAAGGACATGGCTACATCCTATCGAATATCTTGAACAAGGGGATGCCTATGATTGGAGTCAAGAGAATACAGAGCATAAGATACAATCCTCTCACGAACCAATGCTTGTCCTTGACGACCAATGGCATCAGGATCAAACTTATTATCACACTCAGAAATATAATCATAGCCTTGTCATTTATCTACCGCAAATTTAAGAAATTAATTCGTACCATGCAAACAAATTCGCATGTATTTTCTTAGAATCCTCTCAGTCGGTCTTTTTACTGAGCCAATACTGTATTTTATCCTTACCGCTTGACAAGGAACTTGTATAAGGGGATTCCAAGAATAGGAGTGAACATGGTACAACACCAAAGAAAAAGGATTATGTTAGCCAAGTTACGACCTACGTCTACTACGAAAAGCAGAAGGAAAACCGAAATAATCAGCGAAATGCCTTGTATGAATGCAATCATTCCCATCATCATTAATTTTTGAATTCGATATCTATGATCGTTCGAGAACCGTTCGAGATCCGTTCGAGATGAGACAAACGGTAAGAGGTAAGGAAAAGGGAGATTAATTACCCTAGAGGAATTTATATGTGATAATGCCCACGATGGGTGTCCATGCCGCACATACCATTAAATAGAGTGCCTTCACTTGCCATCCTCTTTCGTGGACGACGAATGGAATTGACAACAATCCAAATATGAAGCATACTACGTAAAACATATATTCTTATTTAATGTTTTCCGTTATCAACCTTATTGACGAATAAGGATATAATACTAACAACGGCTGTGAAGCCGAATATGCCAGAGAACCATGGATGGTCAAGATACAATGCAAAAGCAGAAATACCTATGCACAATGCCAATGCAAGAAAAGCAAAGAATAATCCCCAAAAGTTTGTTTTGCCAATACGATGCTCTGTATATTCAACGATCTGGAGCTTCTTCATTTCGGATTCATGTCTGAATTGTTGCTCCTTCATGGAGGAATCTATCAGGTATTTCACTATTGACGGGTCTATCTTCTTGTAAACTTCAAGTTCCGTCGGGGAAGGTAGCATGTTGTCATCTACCGAAACGGTCTGCTCAAGTTGCTTACCAATAGACTCGCCACTGGTTACTTGGGTCTCTTTCCTGCTTATTGATTGTTTAGCCATTGCTCAATACAACGTTGTTGAAACTGCGGGAAAAATCTCCATGAACCATTTTTCTGTCCTGTCTCAGGTTCATGCGGTCTTTTTCCTTGCCTGACAAATCGGAATCCAAGTCTTCCTTTATTTTCTTGACGGCATCAGATTCCTCATTGAACTGCCCACGGGATGCAGAGCGGAAAATGCTTACACCACGTACCAATATATTTCGGATGTTCTGGATAGTGCACATACAAGCCTCTCTTTCTTCTTTGAACTTAATTTCATCTCATGTTGCAAAGATAAGTCATTTTCCCCTGACTTACAAGTATTCCTGCGAATATTTTCACACGATGCGAAAAATCAAACCTTAAAGACTCCTCAGGCAGTCAGATATGTTTGCGCCCATGTTGAACCGATCCATACTATTTCGGGTTAAATGAGTTCTCGAGCATTTTTCTGATGCCTTGGCGCACTTCGTTGGTGAAGCCTGAGCGAAGCTCCGGGAAGGTCTCGTGGTAGAGTACGCCCCACACCACGCGGTTGTAAAGGGCGAGGTTCCTGCGCTTGAACTTCGCGATGCGGTCGTTCCTTGTGCGGTACTGCATGTCGAGGAAGCGAAGGTAGGGCAGGATCCGGACAAATACCTTTTGGGATGTCTGTGTCTCCTCGCTTTCGAACTGGTGTGCCGAGATGACGGTCATCAGCCTGCCGGTGCGCTCCTGGAGGTTGTTGCGCACTACCTCCTCCTGCGTGTTGTAGATGCGCATGATTCCCTCCTTGAGGGTCTGGTGCACGAACTGCTTCTTGATCATTTCATCTGTTACCATAATCGTATGCATTTTATTGAATCCTATTGCAAAGTTAGCGGGGTAGGGGAATGTGAAAAAGGACACCGCGCCTCACGGCGAAGCGTCCTGATATTTGAGTTTGGCAAAAAAATATCTTTGTTATTTCTCTCGGAACATCCACTTGAACTGTAAGCCTTGCGAGGACGGGCGGTTGCAGAACTCGTACCCGGCATCGCGGAGGGCATGGAATACCTGCATGCTGTCGACCTCAGACGACGGGTCGATCTGCTTGATGGCGGCAACCACCTCGTCAGTGGAGAACCAATGGGTGGTCTCCGATATGTTCCTGGCAGGCTTGTAGGTGGCACTGAGGGCAGCGACGTAGACACTGATATCGGTCACGCGCCCCTCTTCTTTCTGTTGATTTTCATTGTTCTTTGTCATGACTGTTTGTTATTAAAGAGTTTTTAATTGTCGTAAGGTCGCGGATGAGCCAGCGCAGCTCTCGGGCAAGGCGCAGCGTTTCGCTGTCGCCGATGTCTGGCGCGTTGCACTCATCAAAGAGAAGATCAATGATCTCCTCGAGAGTATCTGTACGGTTGGCCAGTATTTCCGGGTCCATGAGGTAGTTGACTACCTCTGATGCCTTATCGTTGAGATTGAGGATCGTAGTCTTCATGCCTTGCCTCCTTTCTCGCCTTTGTTCAACCTGTACACAATCCATCCGCTCACGCCCATGGCAGTGATGCTCACCATTGGATTCTGCTCCACGCACACTGCCGCCACGACCATGGCCAGTGGGAGCACGATGCCGATGCGGATGGCCACTCTTCGCGTCACCTCAAATTCCGCGATACGGCTGTAGAACGCGCTTTTGGCGTCCAGCCAAAGATTAACACTGCGGTACAGTCCTCTCACCTTGTCTGCAAGGCTCACACGCGCCCGTACCTGTTGCGCGGTGAAGTTGATTGTTGCTTGCTGCATAATGCATCGTCTTTTAACCTTTCCCGGATAGCCGGGCCTTGTCTTGGCAGAATAGAAAAGCGGCTGCCGATTCCGCTGGTTAAAAGACGATGACTTCACCCGAAGGGCAATATCAAATCTTACGGAATGGCAACCGCCAATATCTTTTGCGAGTAGTTACTCGCGCTTTGCCGGGCATAAAAAAAGCCCGACCTTGATGTCCGAGCAATAACCGCTGCTCACCGGGATGGACTACCACCGTCTTTTAACCGTTGGCAAAGATATGAAAAATTCGCGTAGCCGCCAAATAATTCATCAGGAATTTAATATATTTTTTTTCATCATGAAAGCGAAAGCGGTGAGCAAGGAGCTCATCAGTGACATGCCCCTGCAAAAATTTCATTTGGTCGGTTCCTTGCTCTTAGTCTGGATATACAATCGCCCCTCTTGGTTCGAGACGAGCTTCAATACAGGTGCAATGTCCATTAAAATCATCAAGCAATGGTGCATACTCAATACGGCTTCCTGTAAATCCTGGCTGTTTTCCAAATCTACTATTTGAAGACCGACCCTCCTGCACTCTTCCCTTGATATTCTGCGACTATGTGAATAGCTGTGAGTATGGTTTATAAAGGTGTTTTTGAAGTTTTTTATATCAATACCACTATTCACATTCTTAAGCCATTTCTCTGCCAACTCTTCTGACCATTTAATGGCATCAGTGCATGTAGTCATGAATGCCACTGGATATTTCCCGATAATTTCGCGCCACAGGCCCAATTTGGAAGGCTCTTCCTTGATTTCTTCAGCAGCCTGGTAAAATTCCGACACCACCATCTGGCATGCTATTCCTCCTATCTGGGGGTCTATGGGACCGAGTGATGATTGTCTTCCCATCATGATGTCTTTACAGGATATGGCCATCATTGTACCGGCTGACATGGATATCTGTGGGACAATGGCATGTATGTTTCCCTTAAAAAGACTCTGAAGGTATTCCACAATGCTTTCCGTCGCTGCGATGTCACCACCAGGAGTATGTAGTATCAGATTTAATCCCTTTGTCCTATCCATCTGATAAACAGCGTTCATGAAGGCATTTTTATCGGTCTCGTTTATTTGAGTCTCTTGGTTGTTATTTTTCATCCATCCGGAATAATAGACAATTGTATTTCTTCCAGTCAGATCACATATTTTTCCCATGTATCCTTTTGCCGCGTTCAACAGGAATTGAGCCTTGTCTTCCTGTTGCTGCATGCTGTTCATGATTTCAGTCCATCCAGGCATAATTATATTTTTATATCATTCAGATTGCTATAAGAATGGACCTCATAATCTTCCCTGTCAAACCGAGAAACGGCTTTATAGCTTTCCTCAATACTGACACATTCCTGTCTCCCCGGTGTCTTGTTTAACATCGCGCAAATCTCTTTCATCTCCTTAGTAATTTTCATTTCTCGCTCAATTTGTTTTTGCAAAAATAAGTCAATAATACCATATTTCCAAAAATTATATATTAATTTTTATTTTAGTCATGAAAGCGAAAGCGGTGAGCAAGGAGCTCATCAGCGGCATTTCATTTTGAGATTCTTTTTGCACAACGTAATATTCTTAACATTGCGTAGTAAAAAAAGCTCACAAAGATCAGAAAACGTTTCCGTTTTCTTTTTTAGCCACAGATACGAATTGGTCGGAGAACTGAAAGGTGAAGACTAAATCTTCCTTGCCATATTGCAATGACAGGTTTCCTTGAGAGATAATATCCATACCTATGATGCACGCGCAGCCGTTGGGGAAGTAGGGAGCGCTGCACATTTCCACGACTACGGCATGGGAGGTGTCCCCTGGAAAAGCTACTGTTACAACGGTGTTTGCAGAGATTTTACCTGTGGCTCCGATCATGGTTTGGGTGTATCCGGTAAGGGGGAGGCGAAGGTATTTTATGGTTTCCTCGTCGATGAACGAGAAGGTAGAGCCTGTATTCCAAATGGCGTTTACCAGAACCTCTCGTTTGGCAACCGTGTTGAGCAGCCGCACCGGTGTGATGATTCGACGGCAGGAACTGGGGAACATCTGGCGGAAGGAGTCGCTGTTCATAGGTTGAGAGCATTGATGGTGAAACATGACTCGTCCTTTCCGCATCGCTGTACGATGAAGGTGCCCGGCTGATGCCCCTGCTCAACCATTTGCTGCCAGAGAGAAACATTGTCGTTGCCGAAGCCGATAACCTTACAGTCTTTAATAGCGACGCTCTGATTGCCAAAGACACGATAGAAGGCATCGAGGTTGGTGCGGAAGAATTCGAAACTGTCGGATAATGTCATTATATGCTAAGTTTTATGTCATGTCGGCAAAGTTAGTCATTCTTTCTGATATAGCAAAGGGAAAGGACGAAAAAGCCTCCCACGCGTCACGCGCAGGAGGCTTCAAGAGTTCATTAATTTGATTTCATCTGCGCATGACGCACAGCTGAAATGGTTGCGCCGCCAGCCCGGCGGCGGCTTCTTGTTCAAAACGGCTTATACAGTGGCCGGGGCTGGAATATTATCCGCGGCAAGGCGGATGCGATTGCTCAGGTCGATGAGTGCTCCCTTGAGCTGGCCGGCTTCCTGCTCTGTGAAGCCGCCTACGCCGCCATTGCCATCGATGCCGTACATCTTATGCTGGAACCAAGGCACGGACTTGTCAAAGTAAGTGCGTGCTATCTCTCTCCATGACACAGCGAGATAGATATCGCTCATCCGCTTCTTCATATCGGTAATTTTCTCTGTTTGTTTTACTGTTACTTCCATAATTATTTCTTTTTAAGGCTCTCCCCGGAAGGAGAGCCGTTGTTTGTCATTCGTCTTTTGGCATATCCGTTATTCTGTCGAAGAGGTCTTGCGCATACTCCAACAATTGTGGATAGCCGTTAGGGTAACTGTTGCAATAGTTTCTGATTGATTCAATCAGCTCTTTCTCCTCAAAGGAGAGCTCCATCTTGAATTTCTGTTTTTTCTTCATTGTTACTGTATTTCTTTTGAACACTGCAAAGATACTATCTTTTTAGATACTATGCAAATAAAATACTATTTATTTTGATAGTAGATAAAAGATTTAACATTCCTGCATCAAAAAGCCTCCCACGCATCACGCGCAGAATGATCCTCCCTCTATGCAAGAATTGAAAAAAGGGGCATCGCATCACTGCGATAACCCCTCGAAATGTGAAAATGAAATTTGGAGATTCTCCTGAAACAATCTTAAACCTAAAAACTAACCATTAAATGAAACAAACTACAATTATATTTATATATGACCTATCTATCTAATCTTATGTACCGGGCCCCAGTGAGCCTTGTGTGCGGGTTGTGGCTTACCACGTCAAGTCTGACAGCCTTGCAGCCAAACCGGAAGAAGAGGAATCTTTTCGGCACCCGGTGCGCTACGATATCGAGCGTGTCACGGTTTGTCACACTTCCGTCGAAGGCTCCATCCCGGATGCAGCCATCAACGGTGAGCCACGGGTCTTTCCACCGCATGCAACGCAACGTATCGACCCTGCCCGGAAGCGTGTCTGTCTTACCTGGAAGGTAGACGATGCTGTCTTTCATCGAGGCTTTTATTTTTGCCTCGCTTTGCGTCGCTGCCTGTGCAAGGGCAAGCAACCGGCTGTTCTTTACCCCGAGAATCTTCACGGTTTTGAGCAATGAGTCGCGGCTTGCCTCCAGCTCAGATATCTTCATGTTTAGTGCCTGAGTCTCTGCCATGCTCTTCCCGTCAGCCGTAGTACGTATCTCAACTCCAACTGGAGTAGAGAGCTGAGACTGGTTTTTCCTAAGTCGGCGGTTCTCGCAGCTGTAGCTAAAAAGCAAGACGATCAAGATGACGATTACCAAACCGATGGTGATCAAGATAGACAGCTTCTTGTTCTTGCGCACCCACTGCAATACCTCATTCATTAATTCTCTCATAATAACTCCTCCTAATTATTTACTGATCTTTTCAATATACCGCTTGATTCCATCAACATGTAGCCTGATGATACTTTCGCGTCCATCCTGGGAAAGCAGGAAGTCAACATCATCCTTGCAGTCTTGGAATAGATTTTCTGTGAGGCAAGCCGCACAGGGGCTTTTCCTCAGGATGTAAAAGCCAGCTTCCCAGTCAGCATCCCCGTCGCTGTAATCCTCTCGGATGGGACGTTGCCTGGTGTCGGTCGGGAACGTGCGCATGTAATCCTGCAGATGGATCTTCGCGGAAGCGTATAGGCAGTCGGCAAGCACGTCGCCCTGCGTCTGTCCCCGGGAAGTCCATGCACTCCACCCACGCGCCTGGTGCCATTTCCCATCTGCCCCGGCTGCGTCGCAGTGGACGGAGATGAGCAGCACGTTCCTTGCCCCGAATTTCCCGCAGACGGCATTCACGCGCCTTACCCTTTCCTGAAGGTCGATATCATTATCCTCGGTAACGATGCGCCTTGCGTCGAGACCTTCCTTCACGAGCCGCTCCATGACAGCAGCGGTTGTCTCACGGGCGTATTTATATTCTCGCAGCCTCCCGTCAGGGCTGCGCTTCCCGGCTGTGTCAGAGCCGTGACCGTTGTCAAGCAATATCACCATTGTCTTTCGTATTTTTGTTGATTTTCTCAGATATATATTCGCCTTTGTCGTTATAGTCCTTCAGCCTCTTCACGAACGCGACAGGGAAGATGGGATAGATGGCTTGTATGTTCTCAACGATGGAGAAAGCCTCCCTCACAATCATGAACACGCAGATGTAAGTGCCTATCCACTTCGTGGTGCCTACTGGAGACCCGTAGACAGTGAAGTTGCTCACAACGTTTGACAGTATCATCAGGATGATATAGACCAGGATCTTCTTGCCGAACTTCCCAAAGAAAGACTCCGAGCATGCGTCGCGGTGCTTGAAGTGCTTCCACACCCCGAGGATCGTGTCTATCAACACAGCCACGCCAATCCATTTTGCGAACTCCCAGTCTTGGTAAAAATACTGGCTAACGTCGACGATCATCGACACAGGCAGTGCCACAATACATGATATGGGTATATTTCTCATAACGCAAAATTACTTATTTATTCATCTTTTTCAAAGGACTTGGACAGGAGGTGTGTCCCGAGCGTGTCCGGAGCGGTTGCGTTGAGAAGGAGCGTCCATCCATAGGACCGCAGCTCCGATGACACGAAAGGCACGATCTCCGCCTTGTCAAGGTTTTCCCGGTCGAGCCATCCGAGCAAGCCTTTCTCTGAGTCGGCTATCATCCACGCATGGACTTTCGTTAGCAGCGAGAGGGTGTAGTCGTTGACGATAACCCGCTCCATGAGGTCGCTCGTTGCTGACAGGCGCATTGCTACCGTCACGGCGATGCGCTGCGTTACCTGGAACGACCTTCTCCCGTCGCCCAAGAAGTCGAACTCTCCATAATCGGCGAAGAGAAAAGAGCCATTGAGCCTGTCGAGCCGTTGTTGAATGTCCTCGAATGTCTGCCCGTAGACATAGTTCTCAATCTCTGGCACACGGCTATTTGCCGGCAGTGCGTCGAGGGCTTTCAGCAGCTGCGCATATTGCGGAAGCTTGCTCTTGCCCATGGTTGCCATTGCCTTTATTCCATTTTTGTCTGGGAACTGTGCAAAATATAGGAAAAGTTCTGCTATCATATTATGTCGTTGATTATATCGAGAGGAAGTCCGGTTTCTATGCTGATGGTTGGGGTATCCATCTTCATCCCCCGCATTTGCCTTACGGTGTCGATGGTCTTCTTGCGCAGGATGCGAAGATATGTGAGTACGTTCATACGTTCCACCTCACGGTTGTTTCCCAGCCCGTCGGCGGAGAGATCGTATAGTGCATCGCTGGCATCGGTGGTAATTGGCGAGGGCTTCTTCTCCTTGAATTTCGTCAGCAGCGAGAACGATGTCATGGTGAAGAGAAAATTGTTTACTGCCTGGAAGTTCCATGAGATAGCCTGCAGCGTTTCTTTCGGAAGCTTCCCGAACTCCCTACCAAGCGTATGCGCCTTTTCCGTGTCGTATTCTCCGGGGCAGTAGAGTATGGCAGCCATGAGCGGTAATGCCGTGTCCGCGTTGATGAGTTCACGGGCTTCTAAATACTGCAGAGCCGTGAGCGAGAGGGTAAGCTGGTTGAAGGATTTGTCAGCGCGATAGCCATGGTACACTTTGCCATTGATGACTAGGCTTGGCAGCTGTTGCTTGAAGAAGCTCAGATCAACGGTATATCTATAGTCAAGACCGCAAAGGCGTTCCCGGAGGGACTTAGGCAACCGGTAAGGATCCACGCGGCGGCACAAATCTTTCTCCTCCTTGGAAAGCCCATCGAGGGCAGCGTTGTTGTCGGGATAGGACATCGTGAAGAGGAACGTGAGTCTTTCCGAGAGTGCCACGAGGTTGGCGATGGCTTCCTCATTGCGTATCTTGCCGGTATCCCAGTGCATGATATCGCACAGCAGCCGTATGCGTACTTCTCCAGGGGAGAGCTTGCCTTCTGACATGAGCATCATGTCGCTCACTAAGTGAAGGTATTGTTCTGGGGTAAGGTCATCCCAGTTGTTGGGCACGGAGAAGGGAACTCCATGATAGGTGAGGTTTATTTCTTTCATGGGGTCATGATGATAATATCTTCCGGGCGGTTGTAAGACGCGTTGGACGTAAAATTGGCAGTACTGGTATCAAGCAGCATGTCCACGTTCTTCAATAGATGGTCTGCCTCGCTGTCGAGAAGGTCGGCAAGGGCAAGGGCATTGTCATGCTCGTCTTTTCCGGAGCGGCTTGCGTTGTTGTCGTCAAAAAGGTTGCGGATGGTTGGAGGGAACTCCAGGATATCGAATCTCCGCAAAGCCTTCGCCACGGTTTTCTTGGCAAGCGCAAGGTTGAGCATTGCCACTGGTTTCTCGTCTTCCGTCTTGTCATAGTAGGCAGAAAGCCTTTCGTCGAGCGTCTCTTTCTGCAGTGGCACGGTACGGAAGAAGAAAAGGTAAGAGAGGTCGATGGGATAGATGGCATCGAAGTCGTCTGCAGTCTTTATGCGGCACGAGTCAAGCAGCTTGCAGTACCGGGACTTCTTCCATAGAGCCGAAGGACTGTCATTGCCATTTCCTTCCATGAGCGCGCGGATCAGCGTGTCCATGGCGTTGAAATAGTTCTCCATGTAAGCACGGCGCATTGACTCCAGTTCGTATTTGTACATGTCTGTCCCTGCCTTGCGTCGGTTGATGGCATCGAAAACGAGTTGTACAGACAGCGTTGTGTTTGCCACCGCAGAGCGCAGCGCGTCTTTCAGCGTGTCATCCCCGTTTTCAACAATGGCAGCATAGACTGGCTGCGAGATAATACCTTCCACACGCTTCTTGGCCGTGCGTCCCGATGCCTGCAGGTCATCGAGTGAGTTGCTCGTCTCCACGCCCTGGGCGTATTCCGTGAAGGTGGAGAGGTCTGGGAAAAGGTCTGTGAGTACGTTCATGACTGTTGCTGGTTAAGTCTGTCTTTGGGCGCGGTGTCCTCTTGCCGTTGTGGCACCTCACGGTAGAAGCCAATGCGGTAGCCCTGTTTATAATATTCCGGGAAGTTCAGGCGAAGTGCCATATTGAGAGGTTCTGAGCATATCTCGTCCTCAGAGGTAAGCGACATGATGTAGATAAGATAGTTGTAATAAGCATCTGACCCGGACTTCGAGATAACCCCGTCCTTGCTTACTGCAGAGATGCTCGCGTCCAGCCCGACGCTGGAGAGCAAGGCTTCCTCCGTGCGTTTGTCGTAAGCGATCATTGCCTCGATGTATTCTTTGTATTTCATGTCGATGTTCTCTATCTTCCACTGCTGCTCATGCCCGCTCCCATCCATAAAGGAGAACGTGCTGTAGGCTTTACCCTGATTGTTTTCTCCGGAGAGATACTGCCCGAACTTGCGCAGCTCCAGTCGGATATATTCCACCACAGTCGATTCCTTGAGTTCATCGCCTATCTCTATGCCGTTGTATTTTATCATTGTCTGCTTGTTTGCAAGCCGTTTCTTGTTTTCCTCGCAGAGTTTCATGATCTGGTTGCGCTTTGACTCTACCCAAGCATTGGGGATAATGATGTGTATCTTGGCGGCGAGGGAGTTCTTGAGGAAAGAGTTGATATAGATAGCGGTTTTGTTGCTGCCTTGGATGTAAGGGCGTGCGCCCTGATGCGTTTCGTTTACGCCATAGAACTCATCTACCGACTTTTCCCTGTGGTGCGAGATGGCAGAATAAATATAATTGGAAGCCTCGTTCATGGCAAGCTTTGGATAGATCTTGTAGCTGCCCGTGCCGAAGAACCATTTGCCGACAGCCACGAAGCGGAAGTCGCTGTAGTCAACCAGTGCCGTTGCTACGTCCCTCCTTGTGGTGGCAAGCAAACAGTTCTTGTTCTCCATCGCTTCCAGCCCTGCCACAGGCAAGCCGATGCCTATGCGCTTTCCGCGTGAGAAACGCCACTTGGCGAAGAAGTCGCCGAAGTAATAGTAATTCTTTATCTCTGCCTTGCAGAACTCTTCCACCGTGGGCAAGCCTCGCTCATCCCAAGTGTGCAGCCAGTCGGCTACGTCTGGAAGATCTGTCCATTCCTTTCGTGGTTTTCCGTCTGACACGGTCTGCATGTACACGGCAGGTCCATGACCGTATAGCATCTTAATCTCCTTGCTGTACAGCCGAGGCAGCAATCGGTTCTGCTTGATCTCGTGCGTGATCTCATCGCACAAGGTATTGTTCCTGCCTCTCATACACAAGTTGTAACCTTGCATTGAGAGCCAATGGTGCTCGTGCAGCATGGGCGCGCTCTTCCATGTCGTTGAGAAGAGCGTGTCATCGAAAAGATCCCGACCTTCGCCCATCTGGAAAGAGATGATGCCAGCGTCGCTGATGTAGTTTCCTACACGTCCATGGACTTCTATTCTGTCTGTCATAACCAATTTATCTTATGAAGTTTGAAACCATCCCAAGGGAAAGCCATGAACCTGATGAGTATTCTCCAGCACATACGCGGCTCATTGTCCTCATCCGTGAAGAGCATCAGGTTGTCTCCGTCCACGCTGAACTTTTCCTTAGGCAGCTGCGTGCGCCATCTGCAGTGCTCTTTTACTTGCAAGAACTCGCTTGCCTCGCCCCTGCTCCGAGAGTAAGGGAAGAACACGACTGTAAAGCAGCCATCGGGTAGCTTGCTGATCTCGCGTGCGTTGTGCATGGCCGTCGGGCCTTCTATTTCACAGGGCTTTTCCATTGATGCAAATATATAGATTCCTTATTACCGTTCAAAGGACCGGGCGTGGTCTCGCTTCGTGCTGACAAGGGAGTTGCAGGTCATATTTCCGGACCCAAAAGAGGTTGCACCTCATTTAACGTTCTCAGCGGTGCGTGCCCCCCTCCGTCACTCGTTTTTTCGGCTTTTCGGTCGCCGGGAAGCCAAAAATCTGAAAATCAACGCATTTAGGTCCCTTACCTATGCAAAAAAGGTCGATTATTCACGTTTTCCGACAAATTTTTGCGTATTTACGCTTGTTATTTTACGTTTTCCTGCTATAAACTCACATTGTCAGGCAAATCGTCGGGGAAAGTGCTCAATTCTTTCTTTACAAGGTCGCCATAGAGACCATATAAAAGGTAAATCATGGCACTTGGCAACTGCGTGGTCAGTCCTGCCTGGTTTTTCAGTGCCTGTTTCTTTTCGCTCGACTTGTCAAGCTCTATCGTGCCACCTTTCCTGATGATGGGAGATATTAAGATTGCGCTGCAAAGGTTTGGGCATTCGTTCTCGTCGATGCGCACCTTTGGCAGGATAGCAAGACGCTCCGAAAACAGCATGAGACACAGTTTGAACTGCTGCCAGTGGTAGATCGTGGGTGCGCCCTCGTTGTAAAGTATCACGGTGAAGCCAAAACCTTCCAGGGCAGCTTTCAAGGCACGGCTGTCGGTGGTTATCTGGTCCAGTTCCTCTCGCCGCTTGTTTCCGGCACGGTCAGGGTATAGGTGCACGACCTTATTCACTGCATCCGCGCCAAAAAACTGGTACATCTGCTGCGCCAGCGATTCCTGGGTATCGGGCAAGTAAGCCCAAAACTCCTTGATAATGTCAAGCCGTTGACCGTATTCTTTTTTCTGAGCCACGACGATCGAGCAGAAATTCCCGGGATCAAAGCCTACATACAGCGGTTCTCGCTTGTCATAATGCTTTAGGTACCGCGATGTGAGCGTGAACTTATCTTTCAGGTTATGTTTCATGATCTCATCATAGATATACGAGTCCTTGAACTGGTGTTTTTCCCTGTCGAAGGCGGCAAAGAACTTATTTGTCACTTCTTTGTGGCGGATGCCGCAGATGGAAGTCAGGAACTCGTCCATGTCGAGAGTGTCAAGCTGTGTCTTGAAGAATTTCGGGCCAAGGATATCCTTATTGCAGAACGAGCTGGCACGGATGTAGTAAACGGCATTGCGACGCATGTCGGCAAGACGTGGCTTCCACATCGCAACGAAATGCTGTAACCGTTCCATCTCCAAGCGCATTTTCTCCATGGTAACGGGGTTCTTGGTCTCTCGCATCTCCTTCTGGTAGACGAACTGCTTATACATAGACCTGTTGACGGCAAGAGAGACAGTGGCTATCTCTGAGATAAGGTTTTTGTCCATGTTGCGTTCATAGGCCTCGAACCAGTCATCCTCGCCAAGGTCAACGCGTGCCGTATCGCTCACGCCTGTCACTCCTTCGTAGTATGCCGACTTGCGTATCTCAGCCGAACCGCCACGCAAAGAAGGGAATAGTCGTGATTTGAGCTTCTCCCCGCTATTGTGCTTCATCTCCTCTATAAAGGCGTGCACTGCACTGCGCCCGGCAACGCTTTCCGGCTGGTCACTGCTGACCAACTGCAGATGAGAGCCGTTCCTGAAGACAACGGAATGTTTTGCATAGGATATGGGATAACGGGGACGGCGGAAATGGCTTGGCAGCTTCGATTCGCCGACAACATAGTCAATTCCGTACTCCAGCATGGCTCTCTGCTTTCCGTTGACCATCACGGGTCGAGAGAAATATGCCTGTAGACTTGGCCATACGTTTGTCATAAGGGCAACGTATGTCTTGTGTACCAGGAAAGAGAGCTCGCCAGGCATGTCATTCATCACGCGTATGATGCGCGGTCCCATCACGCCCTCAGTCTTTCCGGTGGCGCGTCCCCACTCGGCGTACAGCATGTTCGGATCGATGATGGTGGCGAGCATCTGTACCGAATTCATGTAGTAATGTTGGAATTCGGTGATCGTTTGTTCATTGTTTGTCATCATTTATCTCCTCATATTGCGCTTCCTCGATATCACTGTCACGAAGCAAGCGTTTCTTCTCTGTGTTCTCTATAGGCAAAGAGTCTATGAGCTGCAGGTAGAAGCCGCGATTGTGTTTGTCAGCGATCTTCTTCAAGCTCTTTTTCTCGAAGCCAAGGTCTTCTGGTGTCAATTCCGGAGTAATAATGAAAGTGACACCAAGGTCGTGGTCGGCTTCAGCTATCTCGGACGAACGACGACGGCACTCTAAGGCAGCGTCATAGCACGCTTTCATCGACTTGTAATCCCGTTGCAAGGCGCAGAGCTTTGCCAAGTCCTCGTATTTGTTGGCAAAATTACTTTCCCATACCTTGATTGGCACGTTGCAATCTACTTGGAAATAGTTGATTGCCTCATAGATACGCGCCATGCATGTGCGCTCTTCTATCATCACATGATGCTCGGCGTTAATACGTAGCTTCAGCTTACGTGCCGCACGGGTGATATTGCGCTCATACTCGAAAATCTCTGCAGCCCATTGCAGCTGCTTTAAAAACATGGCTATGTCGTCCGGTATTCCTTTGCAATGCCCTGTGGCAAGGAACTCCGAAATAAGGTCCGGGTGTATGCTGTCAAGTCGTTCTATCCTACTTTTCATATACCAAAGAGTTTCAGGCGCAAGTCTTTCTCCTTGCGCTCGTTTTTTCTTTCCTCGAGAAGAGATATCGCGTCGTTGTCACCTGTCTCTGCCTTTTTGGCAAGCTCCGCATCGATATTATACTCGCCGAGAGCACGTCCTTGATGGTAAGCATCGTGGTAGACGTCTCCGGGAATCTCGATTCGCATGTTGAGTGAAATGCTATCCTTCTTGCTCAGTCCAAGAAGGCGACAGATGCGCTCCGGTGTATAGTCTAATGCCCCGAATGTGCGTACCTGCTGCACATAGTCATCGGATATCATATTCTCCAGTGCCCTACGGGCTATGTCTTTGCTTTCAGTCATGGAAGTTTATTAGAATTATGTTGTTCAAGAACCATTTGGAAGAGTTTCTCTTTCTCTTCATGGCGTTTGAGGTTCTTACGGTCTTCCTCACGGTGAGCCTTACGGTCGGCACGTTTCAGGTATGCCTTGTAACGCTTAATATTGTCCAGCACGTTCTTGTGCCTTCGCAGGAATTCCGCAGGATCCTTGTGGAGCAAGTCTAATAACTTCGAAAATTCACTGCGCCCGAAAAGGAGAGGGTGTTTATTGAGAAACCTTCCGTTATCGTTAAACGACCGCAGCTCGTCGAACGCCTGTAGGTTACGTATCCTTAGCTCAGCCATCATAGCGACCGCCTCAGACGTAGGCTTCTCGCTAAGTTCCTTATCGAGTTGCTTCATCTTACGCCAAGTGTTTATTCGGTCGTTGTAGATAATGGTTGCGGTCTGCACGTCAGGATCCGAGAGGTTGTCCCAGGCTATCTTGGGGTATTCCTCTTCCTTGGTGACCGCTTTTTTTTTGAGTCTTCGGATGCCGATTTCTGTTCTTTATTGGTGATATCCTTGGTGCTATGGTTACTGCTGGCACGCTTTGGGAGTGGTACGATTTTCCCGTCTTCGTTACGGTTGCCAACGATCATGTCCGCCGTGCAACAGTCAAGCAAGGCATAAAGGATCTCGTCGGCATACCGTTCCGGATTACGTTCGTAACGCTCAAGACGGTCAAGCGTCGGGTTCTTGCTCCGGAGCAAGGCAATGTCCTTTTTGGCATCCGCAGGGTTCCTCAGTTTCCTAAAGTTATCAAGTTTTTCTTTCTGGTCCATCTTTTCTTTTTTTAAAATGTCGTTTTTACGTATAAAAAAGCGGAGCCTACCAATGCAAGGGTTATCAACTCCTTAGGCTGGATAGTGCTCCGCTGTGTGCCGCCACATCCCTCACCTATGGCGACTCATGGCTATTACGAACCGGTTCCCGGCGTTGTGGTTGTCTTTTTTACCCCGCTTGGATCTCCGGCATAAAGGCAAGGCAGATCAACGGAGCTACGCTTGAAGGTGAAAGTCGTATAGCGTCCGTCTTTGTTATCCTTCGTCTCGGTATTCGAGAGGATCATGGGGCGTTCGAGCTCGCCGAGGATATGCCATTGCGCCTCCTTGATATGCTTGTATATAATGACGAACTTGCCTCCGCTGTAATTCTCTACGAAATTCTTGATCGCGTCACGGTCTCCACCCATGATGATCACGAAGTTATTCTCTCCAGTCGTCGTGATGTCGCCCTTTTCCGTCGTGCTCACCAGGGTGGGGATATCGTGAGCCTCGAAGTAGAAGGGTTTCTCCTCGTCTTTTAAAGTAATCTCGCCAACGGTGCGGTCTTTGTCGGGCTGCGGAAAAGCCACAGTGCGGTCAATCTGACTGGTATGCACGAGATAGACAATGTAGGAGATTGCAGAGCCGTGAGTGTCGCGGTCGCTCACGTCATCGATACTCACAAGTCCTACCATGGCTGCCATGGATATGGTGCCAGTGGCACCCATGGCACATGACGGGTCTATGAACATTTGAAGGAGAGAAACGATAAACAGGACAGCTCCTATGCAAAAGAAGAGCTGACGACCTTTCCTATTGGCATAGGCATTGCCTTTAGCCATATTGCGCTTTATCATGCGCGTCGGTAACTTGCTTCTAACTTTACTCATGATTTTTCTTGTTTGATGGTGACCGGGTCATTCCGCCCGGCCACCGCGTCAGTTTTATATATTATATCGCAGAAAAGAAAAAAATTATCTTCCACCAATAACATTTGGCTGCACGGCTACGTTGATGGTACGCTTGCCAGCAGTGCGACGTTCCAACTCGCGGAAATTCCCATCCTTGCCAAGGATTACCATGATATAGTCGCCGACTTCGGAAGGCGACCATGCCTCGGTAATGTTGGCGAACTTGCCTTCCTTGGCAATAGAGACAAGCTTTGACTTGTCGCCAATTTCGACACAGTAAGCCACGCCTGCCTTGGCATTGGCAATGTCCGTAATGGCTGTGGCTGTTGTGTCGGCATCGGTAATCTGCCAGAAACCGTCCTTGCCGTCTACGGAAGCCTTGATGCTTGCAGCCGGTAGGTTCATGAAGATCTGCTGCCACTCATAGTCATTCTCATCCATTTTCTCTCGAGACTGGAACTTGCGCCCGGTAAAAGCTGCACCGCAGCCTTCCTTCCACGTAGACCATGCCCTGACCATTTCCATTTGCTCCTCCATCTTCACAGCGAGCATCTCCCCGGGGATATACTCAATAAACTGGAGATTCCCAGGGATGTCAAGCAGCATCAATGGAAGGCTGCCAAGGTATGGAAGCCAGCGGATTGGCACATCGGTGTCTGGCACCCTGTTAACAAGAGACCCCGGTCCCGTGAAGTCTTGGTCTTTTCCGTATTTTTCGCGGATGTTCTTAATCCACCATGGCTTGTGACGCTCGTTGAGATAAAGAACATGCTGTGAGATGTCGGCATCCTCCGACATAGACGAAACCACATCGCCAACGAATTCCTGTACTGCATCGAGCATGTTGGCTGAAGTATAAGAGCGGTATGCAGTATCGTCATGGGGCTTGATGCTGTAGTCATGGACGTAGCGAAGGAGAGTGTAGACAATGCCAGTACCGGCATTGAGGTAGGATCCTGGCACACCTTCCTCCGGCTTGACGTAGATACCACGGACACGACGCTTGTTCTGCTCCACCTGTGCTGTTTCCAACTCGTTTAGGATACAGTATTCGATCATAGACCACTTGATGGGGTCAGACCCGTCTCTGTTGAGATATGCGATATACATGCGCTCCAGCTCCTTCATTGGACCGAACTGCATCTTGATCATCGCGTCATCAACGTAACCCATCTCGTTCTCGATCTTCATGTCACCTTTGTAGATCTCGCCTTTCTGGTAAGCCTGCGACAACTCGCCAAAGTAAGCATTGAAGAGAAGATCACGGTCCTGCACTCCGTAGCGTACGGGGAAGTACTGGGTAAGATCACGCTTCTGCAGCACACGCCCAATAAGGGCATCCTGGCGCAGGATAACATACTGGTCTCCTAACCCGGCATTCTTAACGCCATCGTAGTTGTTGGAATATTCGCCAGCCTGGAGCAGCTTAGGGCTGAGCATGCCGTTTTCCTGCAGGTAGGCAAAGCGTTGCTGGAGAGAGCGACCGTAACGTTGCACGGACTTATAGAAAGCCTGCGCGGTCTCGTCATCCGGATCTGGCATGGACCGTGCGGCACGAGGATTGGCAGCGATGACGTTCCAGCGATACTTCATGTCAAACATCGGCGTTTCAATGCCGAAAAGGTACTGAGCCGTAGTGCCCGGACCATTAACGGCAAGAACAGTGGCTGATGTAGCAGTCGTTACCGGGATGTCCTCTGCCGGACGACGTGCCATCTCACTGAACTGCTTGCCGAGGTTGTTGATGGCAGTTATGATGCCATCTCCAGAAGCATTTCCGTGCTGCTGTGCCTGGAAGCCAGTGCCTTTTGCCTCAGAAGGAATGGCAGCATAGATCTCGTTCAACAATTTTTGGTTTGCTGCCTCCAACGCCTTGGTTTTCTCAGCTGCCTTTTCTGCCGCGATATCATCCTGAAGAGTAGACTGATACTTCTTCTGATATTCAGCGACAATAGCCTGGAATTCCTCGTTGGAGAGACTTTTTTCCTCGAACTTCTGTTTAAGCCCAAGAAATTCAAGAACCTGATAGAGTTTTTTCTTCATATTATCCTAAATTAAAAATTAGATACTGTTATAAACAAAATTTTTGGCTTTTAGCGTTTTAGAATATTCTTGCCCAAGGGCGGCACATTCATTTATAGCCTCGGAGAAGGTGCGGCAACCATCAGCAAGCCCAATCTGTATGGCTCCGTCTGTATAATAAGTCTCGCCCCGTAAGGCCGGATGGTCGGTGGCAAGGTCAGCAAGTTGCTTGCGCTGTGTGCGAACTGTGGAAAGGAATGCTTCGTTAAGGGGATTCAGGACATTTTCAACGAACTGTTTCGGCTTTCCGTCGATAAGGTCATCAACCATCTTGTTTTTCAGGTCGCTATTCGTAGCCTTTGCCTCTACTAATTTCAATCCCATGCTCTTATAGTAATCCTCAAAGTCCCAAAAGGAAACCATGGTGCCGATGCATCCAACGAAGTCAAATCTGGTGTTTGCATACACCCTTTGCGCATGGCAAGCAATATGGTAAGCAGCCGAACAGCATTGCTCATACAGGGCGATGATGGGCTTCTCGCACTTTGACATGGTTTCCCCAAGCCGGTCAAGGTACCAAGCGTCACCGCCAGGTGAGTTGACGTGCAGGAAATGCGAGGTAATCTGAGGATTCGCTTCTGCAGCAAGTATGTCACTTTCCAATTGCTTTGTCGAGAATCGATAGCTGCTGTTAGCCGTGATCAGTCCAAAAATGCGATGGTAGGCTATGGAATCGTCTGGGAGATCCGGCGAAGAATAATCGCATGTAACGTTCAGGTCTTTGGTCGAAGGATCCTGGGCTATAGCTTTCTTTATTACCGCTAAGGATCTGGCGGTTTTCTCTGCGTAGGAAACATCATCGAACCCAAAGAGTGAAAGCCGTAATGGTTCTGTAACATCCCCTTTCGTTGCCACAATGTTTTTCAACGATGGAAAAGCGCACATCATCAGTTGCATATAACCGCTCCGTGAAATAAGAAGCGGCATGTAGGATAGAAGCAGTTGCTGTATTTCGTTCATGAACAAACAATTTATGCCCAAAGATACTTATATACAATGTGTGGGCAAAAGACTAAGACAAAGGGTCTTCCAGCATGGTACAGTCGACTATCAGCTGTGCTTTCTGCAGATGTGATGAGATGTGAACGCGAGCTGGGCATTCCTGAGATCCAAGTGCAAAGGAGGTACGGTCAGAAGCGGAAAGGGTAACGATTGCCTTTCTCGGAAATCTAAAATACTGCATGGCTTTTTGGTCAGGATAGTCTACGACAAAAGTTTTGCTACAATTCCAGGTGATGCCAGCATCCTCGTTGGAAACGTTAGGAGTGAACTCAAAATGGTCGGCCAAGAACTCAAATGGAGGAGTGCCATCAAGTGGGGATACTTTCAAAAGACTGGTAAATTCTCTCATATTCTTAATTTTTAAAGGACATAAACGGTAGTTGAATCTGTATTAATAATACTTAAATGAATGCTATTTTCTGTATTTTCTCGATCTTTTTTGCCTTAGGCGGTTGCGATAACGGTAATAGTTCTTCAGCAGTGCGTCCTCTGTGATGCTTTTCAAATGATAGGCACGCATGAAATCGTAGACGACATCAAGGTTCCGACGTTCCTTGCCAAACTCCTCGTTTTCGAACAGGGCACGGTGGAGTTCAAAGTTGAACATGCGACGGATACAGCATTCTACCTCATGCGCGCCTCTCGGTGAAAGGTAGTTGAAATAAGCAGGGTCTTTCCATGCCTGCCCATCCTCACGGCTGCGACATGGCAAGGAGATGAGAACATTGCCAGATTCTTCCAGAATCTCTGGCTGATTGCTCCGGCGGCGTGACATATTCTCCCACACGCAGTGATAAAGGTCGGCTGAGCATGGGATGCGCAGTCCTCCCGTGTGTGGGTCACGGCTGTATTTCGAATTTATATACTCCGCAAGATAAGGCTCGATTTTTACCGGGCAAACTTTTTTCAGGTACCTTCTTTCTCGCTCCATGTCTTTTCTCGATTTTTAGCTTTCTCTGTCTTCAAAAGAATTAGTTGTCCTGCAAAGCTACTGAAAATAAGGTGATTCGCAAAATTAAACCACGCAAAAATTTATTTATATAGAATAATTATTATTTATAATAGTACAAAAATTCCTCTGTTGGGTGGAAGGAAACGCAGTTGGGCATCCATAATGCCGGCATAGCTCCTGCCCGATGAAGGTTATCGTAGCGCACGATAACCTTGCCGTTCCCACTAAAGCAAGTAAGAAAGTGTCAATATCTTCAAACAGGCGTTGCGATTTGAACTATATTGTAAACATTATATCAATTTTTCTCTTTCTAAATCTCCTCCTGTTCTTCTCTCTACTTCTGAGTAATTCTGATTTCGTGAAATAATTTTGTGACAACGTTTCATTTGTGACAGACTTTGTAACTTGCTGATTATCAAATAGAATGTCCGTCACAATCTTCTGTTGCAGATTTTTGTTGGCAAAATCAAAAGTGCAACAAAGGCACCTAAGACTCTACCTAAAAGGCTCTGTCACAAACCAAATTATTTTTGTGACAGTTTGCAACGCAACTTTGTGACAACTTTGTGACACCGAAACCCCCGATAAACACTGGCTTTTTAACCTTTTCAAACTCTCTGTTGCAAAAGTCACAAAGTTTTGGAACAAAATTAGAAAGAGGACGGGGAAACGAAAAGCCACATTGTGGGCATGCTGTGGCAAGATGTAAATAAATCTTACTATGGCCTATTGGAAGTTTAAGACACGAAAAAAGGCGGGCTGCTGAATCACTCAGCAACGCCGCCCTGGCAAGCGATAAGATTAAAAAGCAATTAGAATGGGCAATCGTCTCCGGGTTGCCCGTTAGGTTTGTCGAAGAGATCCTGTTGTTTCGGCTCCTGCTTTGATTCCGGCTTTATCTCCTGTATTTCCTCCGGCTTGCTCTTCACATATATCATATCCTTGATTTTGCTGGTGCCGTCCGGCCCGGTCACGCGCGACTGGATGCGGCCAGAGGCGTTCTGCAGTTCCTTGGGATTCAGACTGTCGATCCAGGAGCGTGTGGCGCAGAATGCCTTGAGCTTCTTGTTAAAGCTCTGCATGGTGATGCGGTTGACATTGGCAAAGCGCATATAGTCGTTAAGCACATTGTCGCGCTCCAGCATTCTGTCGAGGTTGTCGCCTTCCGGCGAGAAATAGCCGTCGGCCCAGTCCTCGAAGTTGGCGCCCATATCGGCCTTGTACTTGCGCTGGATGATGTTCTCCATCGGCGGCTGTGGCTTGTATCCGGTGTCGGCGATGCTAAGATAGAACCGCGTGCATTGCAGCCAGAAGTTAATATCGTTGTTCCATTCCTCTTCGGTATAGTCATGCTCGTAGAGGGTCTTATGGAAGTCATCCCTGATGGAACGACTCTCCAGATAGTCGTTCTCCTCTGTTTTCTCGTGATACCAGTCGCTGAAGACCATATAGAGAGCACGAGCCTGGCTTGACGGATCGAAGTTGGTAGGCACGTAATTGGTAGTGAAGGCGAATTTGGGACTGTCGTCGAAGGGAATGGTAAACACGTGGTTATTCTTGGGGTTCACGGTAAGGTCAGAGGTAATGCTGTCATAGAATTGCCCAAGATCCATATATTGGTCACAGTCGTCAACGAGCACCATGTCGGTGAATTGAGTTACCTGCTCCAGAACGTGTGGGTCGTCCATAAGGTTTCTCTTACGTCCGGATAGCGAAACCGTCTTGCGCATCTTCTGTATGGTCTTGAAGAAGAAACTCTTGCCCGAGCGACCATTGCACTGGCCGTCCTCGCCAATCTTGTTGTCCATGGCCTGCGGTGCCCAGGCACGCGTCACGCTCTTGTAGCGGTGGAGCATATAACCCATGACGAATATCTTGTTGATGAGGTTCTGCTTCTGCTCGCAGATTTCCTCCGAGGTCAGCCCCTCGCCCTCGATGTCGAAGGGATGGTTTTCCAAATACGCTTTGGCTTCCTCCGGCCGGTCCTCGAAATTATACTCCGTTTCCTTGCGCCAGAACAGGCGGCTGGTGTTAATAAGGTAGCCGAAGAAATGGCTCTTCACATTATGGATGTCGATGTCGAGGTATTCGTGGCCGTCTTCGTCGGTGACCTTCTTGATATCGAACATCGGCTCGAGTTTCTTGAAACGGTGGCTGATGACATTTTCCTTCCACACATAGTTGTTGATGCCGCCTTGTCCGTGCTCATAGGCTCTGATGCCGTCGTCGCCCGGCGATGGCTTGTGTACATCGACGGTGGCGTTGTCGAAGAAGAAGAGCTGGCTCTGCGACGTGAAGTCGGTAAAGTCAAGTGTGACCTCGCCGAGACTCTCCAGGGCCGCACCTGACAGGCGGGGTGAGTTGAGTACCAGGTTGAGGATGTCGCGGCCTTTATGGTGGTCTATGACCCACTTGATGACAAACTGCCTGATCTCGCCTACCTTTATTTTCTTCACGACGTTGCCGTCGATATAGATATATTCCGGGTTGTCGCTGTTGTCATCTTTCAGCGCGTGGAATCCGTTCAAGGCAAGGAAATTGTAGAGGCAGGCCGTGTCGATCTCATATTTCTTCTTTCCGTCCTTGGTGAGCCATTCCACCCAGAATCTTGCGGGCAGGGCATTGGCCATGAGGTTTTTGAAGTCTTTCTTCTCTGATCGCAGTGCCATCCAGTCGCGCAGGTCCTTGCGGCTGTGGCCGCGGTTGTCCTTATATTCCGCGAGCCAGGATGGCAGCCATACCGTATGTATGTCGATGTAGGTAAGGGCAAGCTCCGTGCCCTTGCGTCGTCCGGTATCATCGATGTCCGGGATATTGTACAGGACTTCGACGTACTTCATGATCTCACGATATTCATCGGCTGACAATCGGTAAGTCTCACTATTGAACCATAAAGGATGATATCCCATCGACTGGCAGCACAGCGAATCGCGTTCTCCGGAGCAGATAAAGGCTTCAGGTAGTTTCTTCTCTTTGTAGGGCTTTTCGTCATCGTGAGTGCGTTGCCATTCCCTTTCCTCCTCTGCATTCATTTTGTGGTATGCGTCCTTCAGTTCTGACAGACCGTTGATATAACGCTGAGGTTTCTTCCCTGCAGGCGTATATGAGAAACGGAAGCCTTTCTCGCAGTTCAGTGGCTCGTAAACCTTATAGAACTTGATTTCTTCTTGACCATTTCCCCCTTCCCTAACCAAGCATTCACGCATGAAGATGGGATAGTGGACATTGGAGTATTTCACCGTTGCCTTGCGGTTCTTCACGTTGCTGATCCATTTCACCGAATGCCAGTGCAGCGTATCGACGGTTGCTTGGGTTACCTTAGGACCAAGGATACGAAGTTCATCCTCGGTAAACTTTTCATTGAGCTCGAAAGAGCGCGATCCGTCCGGCTCATCCTGCCTGGCATCGCGCTGGCGGATATCTGGCTTGTTGAATGTATGGTCAAGCTCGTCCTTCACTCCGTATTGGGCGGCAAGCTGCAGCAGTGCCTCGTTGAACTGGCTCTGTCGCATGCCTTTATAGTTCATGTACACGCTGATGCCGTTCTCGCCCTTGCCATCACCACCGAAGTCTGTCACCTGCCAGATCCTGCCATAGCTTTTTGAATCGAACTCACGCAGGTTTGCTGATGGCGTGCGCTCGTTGCGGATGGCAAAGTGTTTCTTCGTATTCACGCAATCCTTCGCCTGGGGATAGCAATCGAGGATGATGTCGAGCCCTCCGTGGGTGGCATTCAAGATATCTTCAACTTTAATCATAATCTTATCGTTTTCTCTACAAAAATAACTCACCGTCCCGATGGCGGAAAAGACTTACACCAGCAACGCATCAAGGTCGCGCTGAGGAATGCGCTCCAACTCATATCCATTAATGCTTTCTGGTTCTGAAAGACCATTTATTCCGCCGACTTGGATCACGTCAAAGTCATCGTCTTTGCTCCAATACGCAAGAGGCGTAGTTTCCCAGCATCGGCCGTCTCCGGCGAAGACTACGAGATTCCCCCTGTGTCTATCATCGTTCTTGGTCTCAGGGTCATCATCCTTTATGGCACAGATGAAGATGTCTACTTCACTTCCTTTTGTCAGTCTTACTTCCAATTTCTCCAGACCGAGGCGGTCTATCTGTTTTTCCATTTCAGCTATTTTCATTCTTGTTTGATTTTGATTTTTCGTTATTCAACCTTTACATGGTTTTGTATTCATGCTTTCCCATGTCATTCATCTTCCGGAAATAGATCTTTCTCCGGTATGCCAAGCGAGCGGGCTATGACCTTGCGCTTTAGCCTGTCAGGCACGGCTGATCCATTTACCCAGCGATAGACTGTAGTAAGCGTTACGCAGCACTCGTCTTTCAGCATAAGGATTGCGTCCTGCCTTTGGTTGGGCAGGGATTTCATGTAATCTCTGAATGTCATTTTTTTCTGTTTCTTCATTGTTATATGGAATAATTGTTGTATTTTAGCGATGTAAATATTTTGTATCGGTGCAAATATCGCACAATTATTTTAATTAAGCAAATAATTGCGTGATTATTTTTAATTGTCGCGTGAATTGCTTTTAAACTATAGTGGAAATGGAAGAATTGGAGACTGTTAATCAGAGAATCAAGTATGCAATGGAGCAAGAAGGGCATACTGTATCCTCTTTGGCAAGGAAATGCCATCGACCGGACAACACGATAAGGAGCGTGATCGGCAAGGAGAGAAACCTTCGGGTTGACGTTCTTGAGGATATCATCAAGGCTTTCGATGGCAAGTACGATGCGAATTTCTTCGTGATGGGGCAGCTGCCAACGCCCATGTTGGATGCAGACAAAGATATAAAGAAGCTGCACGCCATCATTGATCGTCTGACTCGGCAGAATGAACAACTGACAAACAGATTGCTCGAGCTAACACAACCTGAGAGCAATAAAACGGTGCCTGGTGATACCGCTATACCCAAAGTAATGTAAGTATGGCGGTCGACTGATCATGTGCGGCAAGCGAAGAAAAAGGACATTTTATTCAAATAATTGCATGACAGAATCATGTAATTGTTTGAATGATAGCTTGTTAGCGCATGAAAATCTCGGTGAAAACTCGGAAAATAAAGCGTTTATTGAAATTCTTGGCCTATTGATTATCAGTGAGTTAGGTGTGATCAATCATGATCTCGGTTTTCGCCT